CTCAAGGTTTTTACTGGTTGCTATGTTATAGAAGTTAACTGGGTTCTCTTCTACCATATCTTCTAAGAATAACTCTTTAGATTTAGCATCCATCTTCTTCGGATTTTCGAAGTGTAGACGGATAACCATATCCATTTTCTTCTCGTTGTCAGTAAGCTTAATAAATTCTTTGTAAGCTTTCTTTCTAAACTCTAGTTCATTGTAATCTTCTTCTAATTCTAGAGCTTCGTCAAAAATGTAATACTTGTACGTACGGTTAGTAGTCAAAGCCTGTTCGTCTTCAGCTACATGTGGGTGCGCATAAGCAAACTTATACTTAACGTAATCCATCACGTTTAAAGGTTCACCATTCTCATCTGTGCCGGCTTCAAGCTCGACACCTTCGAAAGGTACCTCAATAGTCATATTCCGAAAATAACGCTTCGCTTCTTTTCCAAATGCGGGGTCATTTGGGTCCACACCTAAAATGTATGGTAAAAACTTTTTTTGCTCTGGAAAGGTCAGACCTGAATAAACATCACCTGTTTTGGTGAATACACTGCCGATTCTTCTTTTGCTCTCAGCATATACGTGATCAGGAAGGTTTGTAGTATTCTCTCTACGCTTAATTGTAATTATTCTAGATGCCATCTTCTATGGGGTTTACTATATTAAAAATGGGATTTCGGGGGAGTGCCGAAGCATACTCCCCCTAAACCCCTAATTGTTATGATTTCACACATTCGAGGTGCAGACAGTTAGTCGCACGACGAATAGAGATACCAGATTCTTTCATGAAGTGTACAGATGCACCATCCACGTCGTTAGCACGCAATGCGTTACCAGCGAATCCTGGAGGCACAGAAGCACCAGCAACAGCCCAACGTACAAGCTCACGTCCTTTACGGGTAACCATAGTTACGTTTTGCTCGCCATCGTATGTGCTCATATCCAAGAAGATCATGCGGTAAGACTCCATTGGCAAACCAGTTACTGGGTGCTTGTCAGCGTTCAATGCACGAGCTCCGTGATCGAACAAAGGCAAGTGACGTACAGTAATAGTGTGACCATCGATGTGCTTGTAGCTAGTGAAGAATCCACCCAACTGCAAGTTAGCACCAGAGCCAGTGATGAAGCTAGCTGGATCAGTGTTCTTGATGTAAGAACCGCTAGAAACCTCATCTTTCATTGCTTTGTCAAATTCTTCTAGACCACCCAAACCAGTGAACAATACGATGTTCATTTGAGCAGCATCAGAAGCGCCGTACAATGCATCACGCACTACGTTCTTCAATTTAACAGCAGTCAACTCAGAGTAAGTATCTACGTTAGGAATTTGCTCTAGTACACCAGATCCTAGTGGAATTGGCTTACCGTTGTCATCTTTCAAGTGGATTACACCATCAGTGTCACGGTTGTACTTAGAGTACCACAACGCGTACTCAGTTTCTTCTTTCCAACGAAGCATGTGCTGGTACTCTTCGAAATCGTACCACAATTTAGTAGTACGTCCACCTACGTTCAACTCTACGTTTACAACGCGGTCAGGCATGTTACCTTCGTAGCGGTAAGACTTACGAATCAAAGAGATTTGGTTGCGCATTTTAGAAGGCGCTACCCAGTTGCTTTCGTTACCACGAGATCCAGAGAACGCAGTAGGAGCAAACAACTGAACGAATTGCTTACCTGCGATGTCACCAGAAGCTACTGCTTCAGAAGAATCAGATGTAACCAATTGTAGAGTGTACTGCCATCCGCTTTGTACCTCGATAGGATCTTCCATTACACGAGCTTGAATCCCAGAAGGGCTCTCGATAATGTATTGCTTAACGAACCAACGCTCAGCAAACGTTACTTTGAAACGAGAGTGTGATACACCAGTACCTGCATCTAGAGATACTGCCATAACGCTCTTGTTCAAGCGACCCATTACTGGGTAATCGTACTCAATGTCATTAATGTATTTGACATTGTTCATACCCTCTGTCAAGAATGAGAGGGGAAAACGTTTGTCTTCCTGACCCGCCAAGTGAGTCAATACTGGAGACAATTTATCAGGCTCAGTCAACAAAGCATTTGCCAACGAGTTCTCGTCGGTCATGCCTTCAGCGTTGAAGGTATCCTGATACAGACGCAATTTTTTCAAATTATCAGCTGCCATGATTAAGTATTAAAAATTAAATTATTAAAGTAAATCTTTTAAATCCGGTAATTTTTGTGCTTTAGTGTAACCCGGCTTGCTGTTTTTCATTCTAGTATTGCTAGACGTACTCTTGGATAGTTTACTACGCAAGGAACGTGCCTTCTCTGTCTTTGTGTTATTTGCAATTAGTTTTGATAAATCAAAACCTTTGTATACAATGTATTCTAATGCTAGTAATGTTTCTTGATCTAGTTTGGCGCGGTCTACTGCACGTTGAGAGTTACCCTGTGCATCTATTGGCGTTGCCATCCAGTCAAAGAATCGTTTTTTATCGCGCTCTGGTACTGTTAAACCTCGTAGCTCTCCAGAATTAACAATAGAGTTAATCTCTGTCCACATACGCTCGTTTTCTTGAGCTGCTTGTTGTGCTTGCTGTTGTTGACGCTCAATTAAAGTCTTTTTCTCTTGGGCTTGTTTAGCCTGCATACGAGTCAAAGCTTTTTTAGCGTGGCGCTCTAGGATACCAGCATCTTCGTAATCTTCTAAAGTTTCTTGAATCTCTGATTGCTCAAAACCTTGTGATTCTAAAAATGCTCCTACGATTTGTTTCTGTGTAAGTGTATCACCTTCTTTAACTTCCATTG